TATTCGGCACAAGAAAGTTATAAGCTTGATTATATTGCCCAACAGGAACTGGGTCGAAATAAACTCGAAACGGAATATGAAACATTCCGCGACTTCTATACCAATGACTGGCATAACTTCGTAGAGTACAACGTGATTGACGTTGAACTAGTAGACGCGCTTGAAGATAAAATGAAACTCATTGAGTTGATTATTACCATGGCGTATGATGCGAAGTGTAACTACAATGATGTATATTCCGCCGTAAGAACCTGGGATTGTATTCTCTATAATCATCTATGGAATAAGAATATCATTGTTCATCAGAAAAAGCATCGTCCAGGGCGCACGATTGCAGGCGCGTTCGTCATGGAACCTCGCCCAGGGAAATATGACTGGGTGGTGAGTTTTGACGCCGCCTCACTGTATCCGTCAATCATTATGCAGTATAACATGTCTCCTGAAACAATGATTCCAGGCGTGTTGTTAGATAGTTCTCCTGAACGGTTGCTGAAGCAAAAGAGTGATCATCGGGCAACACTACAAAAGCATAATCATGCGATGGCAGCAAACGGACATTGCTTCACGCGAGAAAAGCAAGGATTGTTTCCTGAAATCGTTGAAAAGATTTTTACTGAACGTGTGTTCTATAAAAAGAAAATGATTGCGGCACAGAAAGAATATGAAGTCACCAAGGATCCGCAGTTGGTCAAGTCAATCGCGAAATTTAATAATATTCAAATGGCTCGTAAGATTCAGTTGAACTCACTTTATGGCGCGATGGCAAATGAATACTTTCGATTCTATGATGATCGTATTGCCGAGGGCATTACATTGACTGGTCAGTATATCATTCAACACGTTGGTCACGCGATTGATGACTATCTCAATAACATTTGTAACACTCGTGGAGAAACCTATACCTTCTATTCCGATACAGATTCCTGCTATGTGACATTGGATACTGTCGTCAACAAATTTTTTGCAAATCAACCCAAGGATAAGATTGTGGCGTTGATTGATAAAATTTGTAAAGACAAAATCGTTCCTGTCATGAATAAGGCCTGTGAACAACTCGCACAGTATACCAATGCCTTTCAGGAAAAGCTAGAATTTAAGCGCGAAGTTATTGCAGATCGTGGTATCTGGGTGGCAAAGAAGCGATATGCCTTGAATGTGTATGACAGTGAAGGCGTGCTCTATAAAGAGCCGAAGTTGAAAGTCATGGGCCTAGAAATTGTCAGAAGTTCAACACCAAGCGCGGTTCGTCAATATTTGCGTGATGCGGCAAAAATTGCGTTGACGGGAACTGAGTATGAGCTACAGGAATATATTGCTCATATTGAAACTACGTTCAACAATATGGAAGCTGAACAAATTGCATTTCCTCGTAGTGCAAATGGATTACAGAAATATTCCTGTCATTCATCTATCTATGTAAAAGCGACTCCGTTGCAAGTGCGTGCTGCGTTGCTCCATAATTATTATATCAGACAGCGCAAGCTAGAAAAGAAGTATGAAATGATTAAGGAAGGGGACAAGATCAAATATCTGTATTTGAAAACACCAAATCCTATTCAAGAAAATTGTATTGCTTTTGTGTCAAAGTTGCCCAAGGAACTTGATTTACATAAGTATATTGATTATAATACAATGTTCGAAAAGAGTTTCCTTGATCCATTAATGACCATTATTAATTGTTTAGGTTGGAATTCGAAACCCGTTGCATCACTTGATGCATTATTTTAAGGAGCTACTATGTCTATACTAAATAAGTTACAAAAAAATTCAACGATTCGTGAAACGCAGATTCTAAGCGAGTCAAAGTTTTTTAGTGCGAAGGACATGATTCAGACACCCGTGCCTATGATTAACGTAGCATTGTCTGGACGACTTGATGGTGGTATGGTCCCAGGCCTCACAGTATTCGCAGGTCCTTCGAAGCATTTCAAGACCGCATTTTCTATGTTACTCGCAAAGTCCTATCTTGAAAAGTATGATGATGCGGCGGTATTGTTCTATGACTCAGAATTTGGCGCACCACAGGCATACTTTGAGAGCTTTGGAATTCCTGCGAATCGAGTAATTCACTCACCGATTACGGACATTGAACAGTTAAAGCATGATTTAATGTCGCAAATCAATAGTGTGGAACGTGGCGATCATGTCATTATCATTGTGGACTCTGTGGGTAATCTAGCATCAAAGAAAGAAGTCGAGGATGCGCTTGAAGGCAAGAGTGTTGCAGACATGACTCGTGCAAAGCAGCTCAAGAGTCTATTCCGTATGTGTACCCCACATTTGACGATTAAAGATATTCCCATGGTCGTGGTTAATCACACGTATAAGGAAATCGGCTTGTACCCGAAGGATATTGTGTCAGGAGGCACAGGTATCTATTATTCAGCAGATAATATTTTCATTATCGGTCGTCAACAGGAAAAGGACGGCAATGAACTCACTGGGTATAACTTTATCATGAATGTAGAGAAGTCACGCTTCGTTCGTGAAAAGAGTAAGATTCCTGTTGAGGTATCGTTTGAAGGAGGTATTAGTACGTGGTCAGGATTGTTGGATGTCGCCTTACAGTCAGGACATGTTGTGAAGCCCTCAAATGGGTGGTATCAGAAGAAGGGTGAAGAAAAGAAGTATCGGCACGCCGATACCTACAATAAGGAATTCTGGATGCCTATCCTAAAAGATAAAGCATTTAACGAATGGATCAAAGAGAACTATTCGATTTCAACAGGATCCTTGGTCAGTGAATTTGATGATTCCCACATTCAAGAGGAGTATGATAATGTCTAATTTTAAGGTACGTGAAAATCCCAATAAGGAACAAGGGTTACCTGAATTTTTTATTGAAATCACTGAAGGTGAATTAAAAGATGTGTTGTTTGTATTTGGTAAGATACAAACAATTGATGAAAGCGAAGAAAGTGATGAATCGCAGTTAACATTTGAATATGACTTGCATTTTGTTCCCGAACACATTACAATTAATGATGAGGTTAAATCGAAGATTGATGTGACGGTAGGTAATATCTTACAACAAATTCTTATGGATGCCTATAACCGGGAACTAAATAGTGATGAAGATAGAAACCACGATTCTGAGTAATCTATTAAGTAACGAAGAATATTTACGTAAAGTCATCCCATTCATGAAAAGTGAATACTTTCAAGATTGGGCTGATCGAAAGATTTTCAATGAAATTCAGCAATTTGTCGAGGACTATAATGCTTCACCTACTCGTGAAGCATTAGTCATCACAATTCAAAAGGATAAAACAGTTACTGAAGATGAATTTGAAAAAATTCAAGAAGTGATTAATTCCCTAACGACTGAACGAGACCCGAACATTGCTTGGTTAATTGATGCGTCAGAGAAGTTTTGTAAGGAACGTGCGGTATATAATGCGATTGTACAATCCATTCAAATCATTGATGGGAAAGATAAGGTACATCAACCTGACGGGATCCCACAAATCTTGCAAGAAGCATTAAGTGTGTGTTTTGATTCGTCGGTGGGTCATGATTACTTGAATAATTCAGATGAACGGTTTGACTTCTATCATAAGGAAGAAGAACGTATTCCTTTTGATTTAGAGATGTTTAATAAAATTACCAAGGGTGGAATCCCGAAGAAAACATTAAACATTGCCCTAGCAGGCACCGGTGTAGGTAAGTCATTATTCATGTGTCATATGGCAGCAGGTGCGTTGAGTCAAGGAAAAAATGTCTTGTACATCACGATGGAAATGGCGGAAGAACGCATTGCAGAACGTATTGATGCGAACATGATGAATGTAGCGATTGATGATTTGAAGAATTTGCCGAAGCAAATGTTTGATGATCGCATTACAAAGATTAAAAATAAGACAGAAGGTAAACTTATTATTAAGGAATATCCGACCGCCTCGGCACACGCCGGACATTTTCGAGCATTGTTGAATGAATTACATTTAAAGAAAACATTTCGTCCGGATATTATTTTTATTGACTATTTGAATATCTGTGCTAGTAGTCGTTATAAGCTGTCAGGAAATGTAAACAGTTACACCTATATCAAAGGTATTGCCGAAGAACTGCGTGGGTTAGCCGTTGAATATGATGTACCAATAATTTCAGCCACACAAACTACACGAGGTGGGTATGGGAATTCTGATGTGGAACTTACAGATACTTCTGAGTCGTTTGGATTGCCAGCAACTGCTGATCTTATGTTTGCTCTTATTTCTACAGAAGAATTAGAGAAACTAGGACAACTAATGGTGAAGCAGTTGAAGAATCGCTATGCAGATCCTAGCTTACATAAGCGGTTTGTGGTGGGTGTTGACCGAGCAAAAATGCGGTTATATGATCTAGATATGTCTGCACAGAAGAATCTACTCAAAGAACCGGAGAAAGAGCAAGCCCCCAGTTTTGTTACGTCAAACAAGTTCAACCGAAGCTTTGACTCTATTAAGTTTTAAAACCTAAAATCATAAATATACTAAACTTCATCAAATGAGGTCTATGTGTATATTGCGAGTAAGTTACACAAGCAGATGGACTTACATTTTTCCCCTGATGTGTTTATCGGAAAAACGTTATCGTATGCAGATGTAAGTAAAGCACTAAATGCCATTCTTAGACCACTCGGGGTAAGTATTCGCGTAGTACGATATGCTAGTTTAAATACTGCTCGAGATATTTTTGATTTTTCAGGATATTATGATATTCAAAAAAAGCGAAACAAAATTGGTGTTACGATGCATGTGCCAAAAAATCGTGATAGCATTACAATAACGAAATCAGCCTACAATCGTCTGATATTTCATTTGTCACAAGTTGTACAACATGAGTTTATACATCACAGTCAGTTTTCTTTTCGCCCAGAACAAGCTGAACGAAAGATAAAGGTATACCACTCACATAAATTATCTAAACAGCGGGTTGATGAAATAGAATATTTACGTGAATGGTGTGAAATTGAAGCGTATGCTCATGATATTGCGATGGAAATAAACTATTTCTATCCTACTAGAAAGCCCCAAGCGGTTATTAACCGAATAGATAAATTCACGAAATTATATAGTTACAAAAAGTATAAAGAGACATTTAAAAGCACTGAGTGGGATCACCTACGGACATCACTACTCAGAAAGTGTTGGAAGTGGATTTCCGTTGCACATGTGCCAAAAAAATACTAATCCCCGGTTGACAACTAGATCCTGCTGTATTATATTTAATAAACACTAACCAAATACGACTATGGAAAATGAAGTTGAGAAGCATACGGTATTGATTTCGTCGCTTGAAGATGATGACGCGGAGTTTCTTGACTTACTTGCCACTTTTGGTGAAGGATTTATAGATATGTCAATCTTCAATATCATGTTGGTTGACGATATAAATGCTACTCAAGGGGTTGACAACTAAGTATCTGGTGTGTATATTATATAAGTAGGTATGTTTCTTTTCTAACTGAGGAGGTTCTTTATGCGAAACAGCGATAACGTAACACACATTGGTTATACCATCGGCGGGATTAGCTCAAAGGGTAAGCTGACGAGCAAGATTCGTTTCATTACTAGTGAAGCCAACTATAAGCTTCGCACAAAGGAGCTCAGCAAGATGGGTATGACTGAGCAGTGGTTCATTCCACTTCCTACCCCAATGACAAAGGCACAAGCCATTAGTTATCTTCAGGCACGTAATGATAAGGAACTGGGTAATCCCGTGGTTCGTGATGCTATCCAGAGTGCTGTAGCGCGCCTGATTCCTACTAATACAAAGTAATTTTC